TATGCCTTCTGTTTTACTGCCTGTAAAATCATCTGCGTAAAAACTTAACTTTTGGTTAGCATAATATGTAGAAGGACCGGATATTGTTTGTGATCTACTCCATGCCATGACTCTACCAAGTTCGTCACCATTTTTAGCATATTGTTCACCTAAAGCAGTTTCAAAATCACCATCTATGGATGATAAAAATACTCTTGGTCCAGCCGCATCTCTAAAGTAGTTATTGTTTACCATACCACTGTTTTTAGTATGTTGCGTTATGTTTAACTGTGTTACTGGCAACGTTGAAAAATAGTTTGTATCTAACTTACCATTATAACCTATGTTCATACCAAACGATTTAAAACTGTCCGCAAAAGGTCTGTTACCAATATTGGTATTTTTACCAATAGTCATATTATATGGTGCGTTTAGTGTTGGCCCGGGGACATCACCAGTTATACCATTAGGATCTGCTAATGTAACTTTACTGTTTGTTAAGAAAAACGGATTTGCGTTATCTACTACACCAAACTCGCCTACTGCTAAGTTAGGCGATGCTGTAAAGTCTGTGGGTCTAGCATATTGGGTCATACCAAAACTGTCTTTCTTTAAAATACCTAAATAACCATAAGTGTTAGTGCCACTACCACCGGCATCTTCACCATTTGCCACTGAGAAACCTAATAATCTGCTATCGTCATAGAAGCCGGGGGCAGTTTCTAATACAGTATAATCAGGCGGATTATTTATTTGGGTTTTACCGCTATTGTTTACTGATCTTGATGCGGTTGCGTTTAATGTTATAGTTTTTGCTGTGGCATTTTTGCTTGAAACTTTTAAAACTACACCGTCAGCATCAAAACCACTGTCTCCATATGTGCCTATTGCTTCGTAACCACTATGTATAACATCACCTACATTTATGTCATTTATAGCCGCTTCAATGACTGATGCTGTTGTGCTGTAAGCAAAACCACCGTTACCATTGAAACCTGCTTGCCTTTGAACACCGTTTATAACTACTGTGGCATTACCTGCCGTTGTAGTTTGGTTAAAAGCATAACCATTTGGTATATTTGTTGTGCCTGAGTATGTTTGGTTACCATCATTATTGGCTCTTGGGGCATGTCCGGCAAACTCTATTTGTCCCCAATATTGTTCGTTTGTTGCGGCGCCTGTTCTCCAAACATCTGCTTGTCCTATTAGGTTAGTTTGTATACCACCAATACCGTCACCTTTTATTTTAACTGGGGTGGTTGTCGCAGTTGAAGATACAAGAGTTGTTATTACGTTACCAGTGTGCGTTCCTGCGGAGTTACCTGTTAAGTTACCAGTTACATCACCTGTTAAGTTACCAGTAACTGCTCCTGTAACTGCTCCTGTATGCGTTCCTGCGGAGTTACCTGTTAAGTTACCTGTAACATCTCCTGTTAAGTTACCTGTTACATCTCCAGTAACAGCACCTGTAACTGCTCCTGTATGTGTTCCTGCGGAGTTACCTGTTAAGTTACCAGTTACATCACCGGTTAAGTTACCTGTTACATCTCCAGTAACAGCACCTGTAACTGCTCCTGTATGCGTTCCTGCTGAATCACCTGTTAAGTTACCTACTAAAGCAGTTGATGTTATTGAACTAAATGCTGTTGCTACACCTCCTGTTATAGAACCAGTGCCATCTGTTATTGTGGTTCCTGTTAGTGTGCCAGTTACGTCTAGACTGTTAGTTGTAGCAAACTTGTCTGCTGTTTCATTCCAACTTATATTTGCGTTTGCTAAACCACTACCACTTCTATCTACAGTAATAAAGGCATCTCTTGCCGTAGCATTACCATAGTTTAAAACTATTTTGTTATCTTGTAGTAATAAATCTACTTTTTCTACAACATTTAAGTTACCACTAACCTCCATGTTACCGGCCACTGTGATAGTGTTACCTGTTTTAGGTGTTAAATGATTTGTTATGACATGTCCACTAGTGCTGATGTTACTTGTAACACTACCACTACTTAATCTGCTATCTACTCTAGCATCTGTGTAGTATAAGTTTGTGCCTTCAGTTAAGTTTGCTGTATTTTTAGTAGCAAGTCTTGTATCAAAATCTGTATTTTGTCTTGCTGTTGTATAGTAAAGATTACTTGATCCTTCTGTTAAATCGTCTGTGGTTTTACCAGTAAATAAAGCACTACTGCTTATGCTTATAACACCTGTGCTGTTATCGTATAAAGCAGGTGATGTAGCACTAATACTTGCTCTACTTCTTGCGTTAGTAAAGTAAAGATTACTTGATCCTTCGCTTAAACTGTCTGTATTTGGTAAAAGAGCATTTACACGAGCATCTGCTCTTGCTGTGGTAAAGTATTCATTGCTACCTTCATTAATATTACTTGTTGTTAATACTACTGTTCCTGTTTGCCCATTGACACTATCTACTGCGCCATCATCTACTACAAATGTTAATACACCATTACCATCTGTTTTTAAGATTTGATTTGCTGTTCCATCTGTTGTTGGAAATGTGTATTGAACTGTGGAAGCATTACCTACACTTAATGTGCCGAATCTACCACTTGTTGCGATAGTGTTAGCCAGTGTTCCATTAACACTTGCTCCTATCACTACATTACTGGTTACTGTTGATACATTAACCGTGTTATTATTTTGATTGACTGTTATACTTGGATTAGAAGTAGTAACTGTTACATTAGCCATACTCTTCTCCTTATGTTATTGCTGTAAAGCCGCCTTGTGCTGATGCTTCCGTTGTTGGATCTCCAATAGGCACTTCTGCCGTATATCTTTCAGAGATTATATATCTGTGTATAAAAGTTGTTCCTGGTGTGCCGCCATCCGAATATTTTACTGAAAATACTGTGGTTGGCACCTTTAATCTGCTGTTTGGTAATAGTTTACCTGTATATCTTTGAGCAGGTATAGTAACTTTTACATTACCATTTGCGGCATCACTGACATCTACCATTGTGCCTACGTTACCTTGCTGTGATGTAAAAAACCCTGTTACTGTTGAATCAGTGTAGTTGGGTTCTCCGGTATTTCTATTGAATGCGACTGCGTCGATTACCACTGTTTGATAATCGATGTCCCATGTATAACCTGATACGTCTACTGCGCCAAAGGCGTATGTAAACTGTTGTTGTTCTGCTGGAAACATATCTAGTGCGATAACATTGTCAGCGCCTCCGATAAATGATTTCCAATCTAATAATCTGGACATAATGACTCCTGTAGGATCTTGCTAAAATACTGTGGTATTGTAGCCTTTTGTTATATAACTATTTATCCGATATTGCTATTTTTACCTTACTTAAGGTATTGGGTTGTCTTCATTATATGGAGATACTTCTTCCCAACCATAATGTTTCCAAGTCAAAAAGCCATTTAAGTCTTCTTCACTTGTTCCTGCTAAAAACCAGTCAATCATTTGTTGATCAGTTATACTTGCTACCGGTATAAAACTGTCTGGTAAGTCTTGACTTTGTAAGTAATAATAGTTTAAACTTCTTGTTTCATCTGTGCTGATTGTTTGTGACGCATCTGCGGCATCTACAGCACTAATAGTTATTGTAACTTTAGTTATTAATGGTGTTGAGTCATCTTTGCTTCTAGGTTTTTGATAACCTTGCTTGTAACTGTATGTTTTATTCCAAGTGTGAACTGCCATCTTTATACCTCTGATAATCTGTGGAAACTATATTCAACATTTTCTAAGAACCTAAGGCCACCGTCGCCTTGTGCTAAAATATATAAGTTAGTAGGAACTGTATTAGCACTGGTTTTTCTAAACATTACTGTTAACTGAGCAACTGAGTTTGTGCTTTGGAAACGAGCAATACTACTCCAGTTTTCTGAAGCAGTTGAATGATACTGAGCAAAGCCTGTGCTTGTTCCACCACTAGTAGTGCTACTTAGTGGTAATGTAGGCGAGTTGCTGTTGTTTGTGTAAGAAATATCATTACGCAACTGATTACCAGACCCACCGAATGTGCCGTCACCTATAACAATAGAAGCAGTTTTTACCTGTCCACTACTACCCCATATTCTCACATATCCTTGATAAAAGCCTGGCTCTGTGCCTATAGCACCTACTTGTTTTAATCTCATTTGGTTATTGTTATAACCACCTATAGTTCCGCCACTTACTACATTGTGATCACTTTCTAACACTAAATCTGTTACATTTATTTTGTCTGCTGTTATTTGTCCACTAGTTATATTTGTTGCGTTTATATTAGTAACATTTACTGTAGAAGCATCTAGTGTTCCTGTGGTAATAATACCACCATTTATTTGTGTTATACCACCATTAGTATCTCTGGTAACATTTGAATCTGCTACAAGTAAACTACCTGCTGATATAATAGTTGCGGCACTAACGGCACCTGTGCCTCCTGCTACTTCTGTTACAATAAGTCCTTGTGAGCCTAAATGACTAGCAAAAGCACTATCTGATGTTTGCCCAGTTCCGCCCTGTGTTTCCGGCAATGTTCCTGTTGTATTTGTGCCTAATGTAGCACTATTCAATGCGGCTAAACTTCCTGCGTTTGTTACTTTAGCAAGTGTAATATTATCTAATGCGGCTAAGTCACCTAAGTTTTGGTTACTACCACTTATAAAACCTACACCTTCTGCTGTGAGTTTAGCATCAAAACTGGTTGTTCCTGTGCCACCCTGTGCTTCTCCTACTACTGAACTTGTTAGTCTTAAACCAGCCGCACTTAACACACTTACATAGTTTGCTGTTGATGTTTCACCAGTTCCGCCCTGTGCTGTTCCAACAACGGAACTTTCTAATCTTAAACCTGCGGCATTTAAATCTGCTACATAACTTGCTATTGTTGTTCTACCCGTTCCACCATTTGCTTCTCCAACTGTTCCGTTGAGCAATGATGTTGCTACACTATCGTTTGTTAATCTTAAACCACCGCTACTTAGTTGTGCTGATGTTATTGTGGCACCTGTTTGCCCTGCTATAGTAGTTATGGGTGTAAAGTCCAGTTTACCTGTGCTTATACTGTTAGCAACTATGGCATCTGCGCCTATTGTTCCGTCTGTTACTAAGCCACCACTAAAGAAGTTGGTATTTTCAATAAAACTAGTGCCATTATGTATGTATGCCTTTTGAACTGTAGCATCTCCGGATTTAGTTGCTACAACTATGTCATTTTCTTTAGGATTTCGTCCTACAGCAGTATTAAATACCGCATTACTAGGTGCCGCGGCATTTGTTGTTGTAAAATAGTTATATGTAGGCGCACTTACGGCATTTGCCGCCAAGGCCAAGTTAGCATTTACACCACTGTCTAAAAATGTTGTGCCAATACTGCCTGTGTTTACTATGATGTTACCACCACTTACACCTAATACTGGCTGATTGCCATCTATAATAGTAACAGGATTGATTAAAACATTTGCTGTCCAGTTATGAGCACTTGATGTAGCACTAAATGGTCCAAATGCCTCATCATTACCTACTCTTGTTTGATAATAGTATGTGCCACTGGCTAAACCTTTTATAGTAAACTCTACTTCTGTGCCTGTGCCTATAGTTGTTGGTGATCTAAATGTGTCTAACAGTTTTTTAGTAGACATATTGCTTTGTGTATCACTCCATACTTCTGCTCTAGTGTATATACCACTAGCAGGTGTATTTGTGTTTACATCAAATGCGGGTAAACTAAGTAAACTTCTTTCATTGTCAACAGTAGGCGTTGTAGGCGTTCCTAGCCTGTTAAATAAAGCAATATCACTGTTAGGTGCTGGTGTAAACTCTGTTATACTTTCTACTGTATATACATCTGCGTTATATTCCAAACAAGTAAACTCTATGGTAATCATACCATCTTCTGCTTCTTTTTCTACTGTTTGTAATACCCTATACAGTTTATCATTTTGTCCATATACTTCTGTTTCTAATAGTTTTACAATATCACCAGCATCTACACCCATTGTGGTATAATCTGCTGTAAAGATACATACTAAATCATCTCTGGTTTGTCTTAGTTGCTGATTTGCCAAATAACTTGCTTGAACATTGTTGTTTACAAACTCCATTCTTATTGTCATTTGGTTATCCGGCTCATTTGTTTCTCGTAAGTTACTAGGCAAGTCTATTGTTACATAGTTGCTTTTATCCTTTTGATCTTTGTCTGGAAACTCTACTTCAACACTATTAAAGCCGGCATCTAATGCTGTAGAACTAAACTTTAAGTCACTTATAATATTATTGTCGTTAAACTGAAAAGCAGAGCCTGTGCTTTCTGCTTTGTTGGCACTTACTTTCCATTTACCCTGTTTAGCATCAAATGTAAAGAAACTGTTACAAGCAGTTAGAAGCCTATCTATACTAGTTCTACAATCCTCGGAAGTATTTACGATACCATTAATAGTATAACGTTTTTGTGTAGCACTTGCGCCACTAGTATTAGTATAGGATATAGTTTGATCTGAATATGTGCTTAAAGCAGTTAAACTGGTTGTGTCTACATCTGCTAGTGGTATGCTACAACCATATGTGGTATTTGTTAAGTAATCTTGTAATACTTCAGCAGGATTATCTAAACTGTTTGTTAGTTCTGCTGTTATTGTGCCTAATCCTGTAAGTTGTGCCTCAGGATCAAATGTTATTTTTATAATAGCAAATATTGTGCCACTGTTACGTTCTGTGCTATTCCAGTGACTAACATGAGTATAAGGATCTGTGCCATTACCTCTAAGTTGCGTGGTATCGTCCCACATAAACACTTCTACATTGTTAGCATAATCTGTTGATGTTGTGCCATCTTCGTCTATGGTGCTTGTAACTGTTTGACTAGTACCACTTGAAAACACTAACTTTTTATCATTCCAAAATATGTCACCTAACGTTGTGGTGCCCGATGTTTTTTCACCAAAGGTTAACACATAAGTCATTGTTTGATTGTCTGTGCTTATCGCGGCATCTGTTATAATACCATTTTGAAATGCTTTACCATATACTACAGGAACTCTGTATCCTGTGTTAGGTGATAACTGGACTCTTGTGCCAGCATTTAAACCTGTTGTGCCTGTTGGGAAATCCGGCATAAGCATTTTACCAACACCTTTGCCTACACCATATACCACAGCACCTGTTAATAATGCCGCCGCGGCTTGAGCCGCAAGTATTTGCCCACCAACAAGAGAACCTGCTGTTGTGGTTATTGCCCACATAAAGTAGTTAAATGTCGATGCTATGGCTGAAAAGATTGCCATTTATTTTTCTCCAAACACATAGTTGGATTCTATTGGTGTCCAACCACGTTTTTCTAAGTTTATTTTAGGAGAGTTTTCTAATAATGTCATTGTAAATGTGCTAATGTCGCCTTTGTTTACCATTTGCTCTCCTATTTTAGTGTATTCTTTTAACAGTCTTAATCCAGCACTACTATCTCGGTGCTGTGGATTTACCCACCATACAAGTTCACTCATTATTCTCATACTAGGAACCCATATATCCGGTGTAACTACTGCCATAAACACACCTGCTATTTGTTCTTTGTCTTGTGCTATAAGTAACAGTCCTCCTGTTCTTACAGCATTTAAAACTTTTCTTACATGATGATCGTTGTATTGTTCTGCTTCTACTTGTAGTTTACCTAACGGTTGTTGCTCAGCAAACTGCTTTAAAACTTCTATTACAGCATCATCATCTTGTTGTGTTGCTTTTCTCACTATCATATCTGTATATCCTCATTATCTTCTCATAGCGGCTTTACTACCACCGCCTCCAGTACCACCACCACCGCCGGCACTACCAGTTGTGTTATCTCCATATCCTTTACCAAAGTCAAAAGCAGTAGACATCAATGTTGCTACTCTATCCCAACTGCTGTCGTTTGGATAATATTCTTTCATACCTTGTTCGTTTGTTTTTCTTCCGCTAACCTTATTTTCTAATACACTATTGATATTGCTACATTGTAAAGTAACACTATGATAAGCATCTTGACTAAACTGCGTCCTGCTTTCAGAGATACTATAGTTATGTATTATACCTTTAAATCTTGTATATACTGTATTGCCTTCTAGACTTCCATCACTGGCAATAAATCCTCTCATTATTTCTATTGGAGCACCTTTTACTTTGCTGTTTAACACTAAACTAACATAATCTTGGTCTGTGGGTATACCACTAAACACTACACCGACATCTCCGTTGCTTACTCTTAGTTCGTCTTTGATATCTGTTAAGCCTACTAAACTACCTAATGCTGTATAACTGTTACTGTCTACTGTATAGGGTTTATATGTGTTTGCTATGTAGTAAGTTGTGCCTTCTATGGGTCCTAACTTTACAAACATAACTGCTTGTATGTTAGTTGCTCCTACTACTGGTGTTATAGTTGTCGACATTACAAAATAACCTCAACAAACTGGAAACTACCGTCGAATGTAAATAACTTACCGGGTATAAGTGTGTGAGCCGGTAGTTGTAAACATTTAACATGAAAACTACAGTTGTTAGCAACATTTAAGGCTTGTCCTATAATGTTTACTCCACCATCTGATGTGCTGGGTAATATGTTTCTGTTTAACTGAACTGTAAACTGTCCTGTTGTTACATCACTGCCGAATACAGTTGTTTTTACTTGATATGAATATCTACTGTTAGCAGGCTGTATGTAATCGCCTACTTCAAATATAGTATCTGATGCTTGATAACTTGCGGCATTTACATCTATAACCATGCTACTGCCAGTAAATGAGGCGATATCGAACTTTGCCAGTTCGGCTGGTGCTACTGTTCCTGCGTAACCCATAATATAACCCATACCAGCCGTGCTACTAAGTGTTATTTCTTCTTCTGTTGTTCTGCCTTTTGTTTGTAATACCTGTAACATTGCTCTGTTTGTGCCATTCATTTCAAATGCTCTACCTACAGCAACATCAAACATGTATATTGCTGGTCCTCTTTCTGCTGTTTTTAATCTTTGTGATCTACTCATAACAGCACCCGTAACAGGATTATTGTTTATTGTAATGTTTGTGGCATTATTTACTATTGTTTGAAAACTCATTAAAATCTCCTACCGCTTGGTAAAGTGTTTGCGCCTTTTGTTACTACAGCATGTAGGAACTGTGGGTCTCTTGCTACAAGGCTTTGGAAACTTGGAGCATCCACGGCGTTTATGTTGTAGTTAACTGTTGTTTGGGCACCGCCTAATGAGTGATTAGGGACAATGTGTCCACTACCACTTGGCACCATTAACTCCGGCCCTTGTTCACCTACAAGGTAAGGTTTGTTTTTCATTACCGGCCCACCCATTGCTCTTTTCTTTACACTTGCTATGTCGCTACTTGCTCCAAAACTTACACCATAACCAAAGGCGCCAAATATACTGCTTATTAATGCTCTTACAACTGTAAGCCTTATTGCTTCTGCTATAACTTCTGTGATTACACTTTTAAAGAAGTTTTTAAAACTGTCTAAAGCACTTTCACCTTCTATAAGAGCATTTGCTAAATCATCGCCTAATGCCATGCCAGCCGATTCAATAGATTCTTGGAATGTAAAGAATATTTGCTCCATAGGTTTTACTTTGTCTTTTAAGTTTCCTAAAAGTTCTTCTGCCTGCGTTGAACTTATGCCTAATAACCCAAGTTGTGTTTTTATTTGTTCTATTACATTTTTGTATTGTTGTAATCCTTCTACATCTTCTACTGCTTTGCTTATTTCTTCAAACGGTGTAACAATATCTTTTGGTTTTGTTTTTCCAAATAATCTAAATATTGTGTTAAGATTTTTTTCGTATGCTAATATGTCATCATTTGTTTTAGGATCGCCCATTAACTCTTTTAATCTTGCTATTGCGCCTAAAAAGTTTTTATCTTCATCATCACGAGTCATTTTGCCTAAAGTTAACATAAACTTATTAACTGCTTCTTCAGTTTTCTTTAGGGAATCGGCCGCGTCGTTGCCTTCTTTTTTTATACCTTCAAAACCTAAAAACGGTGCTCTGTCCTCCATGGACAATGATTCAAATAACTTGTCAATGACACCTTTTAATCTTTCTATTTCTTTGACATCTTTTTCATATGAAATAGTAAGTTTACCTGTCTTACTAAATGTAGTAACCATCTTGGTGTTTGTATCTTCAAGTTCTTTTATTTTATCTTGTAATAAGGTTATTTCTTTTATAGTTGCTTCTGCGCCTTCACCTATTATCTTTTGAACAGCATCTTCTGCCTTTAAGTCTTGTATGCCTTTTAATGTTTTAAATAAAGCAAATAATGATACTGCTAAACCTACAGGTCCAGCCACCAGTCTTATTAAACCATTAAAAACTAAAGACATTCTACCAAATGTTGTTAAAACACCTTTTCCAACTGTTTTTAAGCCTACTAATCTCATTGCGGCGTTTTTAACTGATGTTGCTAACCCTTTATTGCCAAATGCGGCTGTCATACCTTTAACACTTGTGAGTGTGCCGGTCCTTAAGTTATCAATGGCTCTACCTGCGGCTGGGAATACTTTACCAAATAGTAAAAATACACCTAAAAAGGAAACTATAGCCACACCAAATGATTTTATTGCTTCTGTTGATTTACTTAATCTTTCTACAAAACTTGCTAAAGTAACTAAACTTTCTGCTATACTGTCAAATATACCTGTGCTATCTGCTATGGTTTCTACTAAACCCGCAAAACTTGTTTGAACTACACTAAAACCTTGTCCTATTGTTACATCAGTATTACCAAATGCGTCGTCAATACTATCTTTTGCTTCTTTCATTGCTTGAACAAAAGTCGCACCTGTGATTAAGCCTTGACTACCAAGTTCTTTTAACTTACCAATAGGAACGTTTAGAGTTCGTGCTAAGGCCCTTGCTACATCCGGCAAACCTTCTAATATAGATCTAAGTTCATCACCTTGGAATCTACCACTTTGTAGTGCTTGTCCTAACTGTAGTAACGGTCCTTGTGCTTCTTGAGCACTTAATCCACTTGCTGTAATGGCTTTGGATACTGACTCTACAATGGTTGCTGTTTCTTCACTGGTTATACCAAGTTCATCTTGTGCTCTTGCTATTCTAAAGTATAAGTCACCAACACCATCTAAATCACTACGAGAATCAATGGCTATTTTTCTTATTCTATCAAACTGTAATGCTACTTCTTGGGCATTTGGATTTAGTGTTAACAGTTTGTTTTTTAAGTTAGTAATACTATCGCCAAACTGTATTATTTCTCTTACAGCAAAGGCACCGGCTAAAGTTTTTAAAATATTACTTGTTTTATTACCAGCAGATCCTAAACCATCTACTTCACGTTTACTGGTTTTAATACCTCTGTCAAACTGTTTACTGTCTAACTCTAATGATACTCTTATGTCTTTAGCCATTTTATATTCTCTTTATTAACTTATCCACGTGTTTAGCCATATACCTTAAGGTAGGTTTAGTAAATCCTTGAGGTGCTTGTTTACTGCTACCTGCGTCTAAGGCACCGGCGTACGGGTAATCACTGCGGATTTTATCTCCGCGTAACTTTGTTTTATTACGAGCATTACCACTCCTTTTAGGAGTATTGGCTTTGAGTTCCCTTTCAGCATCATTCAATAACTGATCCGGCACTTTTTTAAGTGCTTTCATCCTTCTTTGAAATATTTTGCTGTCTATTTTCATGATTCTCTTTTGCCTTATCTGCCGCTTGTTTTAGTGCGTCCATATCATACATTTTTTCATCTATACTTCCGCTATCTTTGTCTCGTTGATATTTTTCATATGTAAGTGCTACGTCCATAACACTTAAATCAAAACTATCTCCTTTACGCAACACTTCTGTCGGTAACTTGCCGTATCTTTTAGCAAGTGTATCCAACATTAAAATAAAGTTTGTATCACTGTTCCCCGGCTTAATAACGTGGTTAGTTACTTCCCCAAATGTTCACTTACCTTAGTCATTGCTTCTACTAATACTTCAAAAGGTAACTGTTTGTCTTCAGTCATCACAGGGTTACCTTCCTCATCGAGGATTAAGTCTTTCATTAGGTTGGCGATATCGGTAAAGTTTTCTTTTTCAGCGTTTGCTAATCTTCCAAAAACTTCGAGGGGTTGTCTGTCATATATGAAAAACTCTAATGCTTCTCCATATTTTGCGACTATTTCTTCTTTATCTAAAACTATTTTGTTTAGTTTTGGTTTTGTTGCTATTTCACTTAGTTTCATTCTGTATATCTCCTTCATTTAAGTGGTTTAAAGCACTTAAACAGAAACTTAATCTGTTTGATGCTTTTTCTATATCTTTAGTGGCACAACGAAGTTCATGTTTAGCCTTCGCTGTCTCCTCCATCATGCTCTTCAGTATGTCCTCTGTCGAGTGTTCGTTCCATATCTTCATGTCTATTCTCCTGTATATCTACAACTGTATTTATTGTTTTTTTGCTTTTTGACTTTGGTTTCGCACCGCTATCCGGCAAGTCTAAGCCGTGTTGTTTTGCTAAGTCATCTATACAATGCTGTGAACCGTCAACAAGAGTAACCATACGGTCTTCTCTTCCTGTCCATACTCCGTCTTTGTATAGTGTCATCCATTTATGTTCCATTACTGAACTCCTGTATAAAGTGTGCTACCCATTGCTGAGTAGCACTAAGTTTTTTTAACGTGGTCGTTATTAGTTAATAGTCTTAACTATTCGCTCCCTCTGTTAACTCTCCATTTACTTCGATAGTTACTGGTGTTACCCATAAAGGTGACCCTGGATTTACTGAAGGTGTTAACCCTGTAATAAATCCTGTCCCATCGATGTATTTGTTTCCTGTAACCGATGTACCTTCAAAATAGATTCTGAAGTCGATTTCAGTTTTGTTATTACTTGTTCCAAATAACCCGTGTAAGACTACAGGACTAGATCCTGCGCCAGTTCCGAAAAACTGTGCTTCATCAATAACAAGGTTTAAGGCAACACTATTTGTAGCAACAGTTGTTACTACGGCTTCACTTTGTGAATCCAGTGTTTGATACCTAAAAGTTCCTTGGGTATTTGTTAAAGAAATATCATTGAGATTTAACAAAGTAAGAGATGACGCTCCAGCATATGATGTGCCTTTGTCACTAATAACAACTGTTGCTTCAACAGTTGATCCACTTACATTTATTACGCCCATTGGGTTCTCCTTTTCTTATATTGTTACAAACCTATACTCAAATGTATAAGTTAAAATATCGCTTTCAATCTCAGTAGTAGTCTCACATTCTCTTACGAAAACATTAGCCACACTACTTTTAGCACTTTGAATACTCGCGATTCGTGTATCCAAATCAGCCGGGGGGTTTTTAGCATCTACACTTACAAAAGCCTGTATTGTAGTTTCTTTCTGATCTACACTACCATTATCTAAAAACTGTTGGTTCTGTGTGGTAGTTTCATTGTCTTGATCTAAATATAAAGTTTTCATATTTTTGATGTTAAGACTGTCACTGCCAGACGTATAAGGTAACTCAGTGCTAACACTTATGTTACCAGTAGCCAAATCTGTTTGTAGACGTGTTAATAATGTTGATCTATAAGCCATTACCTCACCCTTGTTATATTTCGTTTGCTACGGCTTCTACGGTTAGTTCTAAATGAAACCATTTTATCTGCTTCATCTATACCGTCGCCTTCAGCATCATACCAATCCATCATGTCCATTAGTTCTTCGAACAAGTCGTCGAACTTTGAAGCATAATATGTAATCTTTTGGACTTCACTGTTAAGTTCATCTCCAAAATCTGCTACTTTAGGAAGTAGGTATTCTTTGAGCACATAGTACGTGGAAAGATCGCACCAATCGGCTTGTCTTCCTACTATTCTATCTGCGTTTATACCTGGAATAGTATTACCTGTTAAGGTTGTGCTATTGGTATAACCTAAATAACTTCTCCATTTAGCACTTGCTCGTATCTTTTCGTTGATTCGAGCAAATGATTTGATTGATAAGTCTTCTAAATATTCATTAAGGGAGGTTGGCGTTGTAGGGGCATCACTAAAGTTAATCTCATTGGATTCGAAAACCCTTTGATCTTTGTCTTTAATGTCTGCCGCGTCACAGTATGCTATTACATTACCGCTTACGTTTGTTACAAATGCCATATTATCTCCTTACCTTATGATGCCGCTATGCCTTTAACGATATTGTTGCTTCTTAAGAAACGGACTCCAACTGCTTGACCAATAAGAGCATCCATTAACACTCTATCACCTGTCGCACTTAGTGAACCTACTGTTCCACCGTTGGCGATATGTGTGATTTGATCGACTAGTTGTAGTTCAATCGCTGGGGATATTGCTGAGAAGTAAAAACCAGCCGCGTCTGTTGGTGCGTTTGCTGATCTTAGTTTAGCAACTGCTGTTCCAAAATGCGCCAATGTGGCTTTTTGTGCTGTGGCTCCAACTGCTGTATTACCTACAACTGCTTTGATAAAGTCTTTCTCTATTTGAGCAAAACCGTTTCTCATTGTTGCTACCATGGATGTTTGATCCAGTTTAACATCTTCCCACATTTTTAGTTCTGGTTGTCTTTTTACAGCATAAGCCATTGCTTCTGGTGAAAAGACTGGACATACGTCCTGATTACCTGTTACAGTATTGACTTTTTCAATGTTGTTACCTGTTGAACCATCTAGAACACCTGCGTTTGTTGGTGCTGTATCTGTGTTGTTAAGCATAAACTTGAATGCTGAAATATCTGTGCCTTGGGCAATACTTCTTGCTAGTCTCAATGAAACTGCGTTTGATACTGTAGATAATCCACCATCTTCTAATGCTTCAGCAGTAACGTAAGAGAATGAACCTCTTTTTGCTACTGGCAAATCGATAGCCGTTGGGTTAAAGTCTTGGACTGCTCCACTGGCACCTGCGATATCAGCCGATTCTGCGATACCTGATGCGCCTGTTGTCCATGCGTTTGTGACCGGAATCCTCATTGTATTTCCGACCGCTCCTACTAAGTTGTAAGAGTTTGAAATAAGTGTATTTGAAGGCATTAAGACTGAGTTGTCATAATGAGCAATAAGATCGCCTGATACTTCTTCAAATAACTTATTTAAGAGGTTAGCACTATTTGTTGACATAATGTCTCCTTATTTTATAGTTATTTTGATGAGTTAAGAACCTCTTAACTCTCTTATTTTTTTGATTCTCTTATTAACCATACCATCTGAGATGTCTGACTTTAAGAGAGTCTTATTCTGTTCTCGTATATTTAAGTATGCGGCTCTATACTCCGGATCACTTGAAATGAGTGCGTCATTGACAGCACCTGTGCTCTGAGGTTTTGAACTACTACTTGCCTCTACGTCTAGCATTTGTGTTCCTCTTTTAGCAAACGGTAAACCTAAGTTTTTGCCAACCATTTCAACTGCTGACTTATAATCTGGTGTTTCACCGTCTGTGGTAATGTAATCATCACCATTTCTAAGTTGAAAATCTTCGCCGTCTACAGCAAACATGTTTCTTGCTTTCATTAAATCAATAACGGCGGCTTTCTGTTCATTTGCCCAAGTGCTTGGCATTTCGCTTTGTAACTTACCTAAATGATTATTTAAAACAGCATCTGTTTTAACTTTATGTAGTTCGTTACGCAACTCTTCTACTGTTTGTTCACGTTTTTTAACTGCGTCTCTCAAAGCATTAACATTTAGATCTGCTTGTTGTGTATCCTCATTGATATTTGCGGTTTGTAGTTGTGTAACAACGTCCTTAACCTGCTTTAATGAGTCAACATTTAGATCCTTTATTAAACCTTGTTCGACTTCAGTTTTAGCCTTAGCGGCTATTCTGTTAGTGTCATCACGTGTGAAAACTCTAACTCCGTCTACAAACAGTTTACCTTCACGGTTTTCAACTGTTGGAACACTGGATTTCTCCTGTGCTACTTCAGATTCTACAGTGGTTTTATCCACAGTATCAGTGTCTGTTACTGGTTGGATTGTGACACCTCCAACTAGTGTATTAACGTCCATATCTTGTGACATCTTATTTCTCCTTTATTAACGATAGAAGTTGTCGTAAATCAAAATATTATACACCGTTGTCTGTGGTAGATGACTCTACCAACTGACTTAGTCTATTGCGTATTTTGTCTCGCATTTCTTCTACAAATCTGCCGTTTTCATCGGCCTCCATAGCGGATTCTATTGCGTCTGTATACTCATCATGAGTAACAAAAGGCATATAGATAACGGTTCCATCTTCATTTTCATGACTATGTGTTCCGCTACCGCCTAAACTGTTTGCCACACGTTCTGCTTCTGCTTCTGTGGCGTATTCTTGTGGTTCAGGGTTAAGTCCCATAAACGTTGTTTGAAAATCTTGGTAAGTTTTTAACAGGCTGTCTATTTCAGCAACTTCATGCTGTAATGCCTTCTTACTGTATTGTCTATTATAACTTATTGAAAAGTCTTGTGGTTTAGTTTGATTAGTCCAATCAAACCATACGTTAAACAGTTTTGCTTCTAGGTTTTCTAAGTTTTGCGCCTTGCGTCTTACAAATGCTTCTAGTTTACTGTCATACTGTTCTAACTGTTCACCGCTTCTTGCGGATTTTATAAGATCATCACTTCTAATCATGCTGATCTCTGTCATTTTTGTTATTTTTTGTTCTATTAGTTCTCTGATTTCTGTTACCGCTGTTAATGGCGGTGTTACAAACTCATACACATAGTTACTTGCTTCGCCTAAGCCGGCTGGCACTCTAACTATACTACCTGGCTCTGCGCCTATGGCACCATCATTTAAACTGTCTGTGCCTTCGTCTACTATTAGTGTTCCGTGTGCGCCATAACTTATAACCGAATAAATCTCTGCCATGTCTGCGTATACGCTCCTTTGGATTTGTGCTAAATCAAAGGCCGGGGTTGCTCCTATACCGTTGTATATTTTTAGACCCTGGTAAACTGGCACTACTGGAATATATCCGAGTTCGTTTTCTTCTATGACTCGGTAATAGCCATCTTCTTTTGTTAGATTGCTATCATCTACATCGGGGACATAATCTTCGTCCTCTCCTACCCAAACAGTTTCGATAGTTTCCGGTGTCATATATCGATATACTGTTTCGTTTGCGTCTTCATGAAGTTTGATCACTATGCTCTTCAGTTTTAGATCGCCTCTTCCATCGTAACCGTAATGCCAGTTTGTAACATCTAGCGGTGTATGGATTTTCCATTTTGGTAAATCAGAGCCTATAGGCTTAATACAACTGATCCATGCCGTTCCATATATGAACGTGTATAAATCAACTGTGGCCATAAACTCATTAATATTATCTTCTTCACCATTAACATTCATGATAAAGTCTGTTATTTCAGCATTATCACCTAGCATTCTTACTGGTGGGTTTTTGAATAGGATACTGTTATATTCTGCGGCTATAAGCCTTAAGTAGTTTAAGTATGGTGTATTTCTCAGTTTTTCAGCATAAAAGGTTCCACCATCTACGGTGTTTTCGCCTCTTTGTGCTTCTGATTGTGTGCTTACATTTTCAACTCTTGCTTTGGATTTTTTCACATATCCGTTATTATCGGTAGAGTATGTATTGATTGTTTCAGCAGGAGTGTTCATATCCACAGCATAAGCCTTTAGATATTTTCCATCACGGATCTCAACGCCTCCGTAAAAGGAGTCTCGGGCCAACTGCCAATCTTCTTGGTATTTGTCGTATAGGTTGTGAACACCTACAATGTAATCGCGGTAAGAGTCGCTCAAGTGGATCTCCTGTTGTGGTTTTGTTATAACAGTTATATTTATCTAAAAGTGACATTTTATTTGTGTTATGTGATAAAAACACCGTTGACAATATAGCAATCTGTAGTATAATAAATGTATATTTTAAATAAAAGGAGTTATAAAATATGAATAGAGCAGAAAGAAGAAGAGCAAAAAAACTACTACAGGATTTCGCTAAGAAAAATCCTAACAGTAGAGCACAAGAAATGTTGGATTATATGGATAACGGGCATACTGAGCATAGAAAACAAGTTGCTAAACATAGAATAGGACTAAAACCCATGACAAAAAAGCAACGAGACGACAATGTTCGCCAGCAGAACAATGGCACCATGGATTGTTTAAGCCTTTGTAACAGTAAAAATATCAAAGATTTATTTACTGAAATGTTTAAGAAACCTTTAGAAAAAAAACAACTTCCAATATTATATAAAATAGACCCTGTTTGGGATATGCTATGGATTGTTACTAAAGAAGAAAACTTAGACAGCATTTTTAAAGGCGATCGCGCAGACGTTTTTGGCACTGGTAAGAGTGCGATTAGAGAGTTTAAGAAATCACATTTACAACAAGCAAAAGACAAATACGGCTTTAATCACAATCAAGTGATGTTTTTAGCAGTATAAGTGGTTGACAATATCGCAATCAATAGTATAATAAATGTATATTTTAAATAAAAGGAGTTATAAAATATGTTAGACCAATACAATAGAAATGTGTTAGATGAAGTAAAACTTGAAGAAAGAGGTGAAGCCTATGATATGGGCAGTAGAGACTGTTATTATGGTAGACCCGCAAAACCTAATGTTCATTTAGAGTTTACAGTAAATGGTATAGAAGATGAGATTATTCTCAGTGAAGAACTTATGGATGATCATCAAGTAAATGATTATTATATGGGTTATGAGGATCAGTATGCTATAAAACAGTTTAATAATGCTGACGCAACTATTAGAGCACATGAGCAGATTTGCGAAATGTTTCCTAAAAACACTTGACTTTAATGATAAATCGTGTATAATAACTGTATATTAAGAAAAAAGGAGTATTTAATATGGCAACATTTACAAAAATAAGAAAACAACTACAAAGTTTGGCTAAAAGCAGTCCTAACAGTAGAGCACAAGAACTTGTTGATTATATGGATAATGGACACACTGACTTTAGAAAAGGTGTAGAACAATCTAAAAAACAACATACATTACAACCTATACCAAGAGTTTTACAATCATATATTGTGCGTGATCTCAAACAGGGTGTGATTTGTCCTGCTCGCATTTGGGAGGACTTATTGGAAGACAGCGG